GGACCAACGGCTCGCCCTCTACCACCCAGAGCACTCCACAGTGGTCCCACGCGCTGCGGGTCCACCAGCGAATGACGGCGGCTACGGGGCCCCGCCCTCTGAACATGACGAGATCCCCGGTCTGCATCTAAGCCCCCATGATGATCGTCTTGTCCGTCGCCACGATCCAGGCCCGCTGGCTCTCCCAGGTGGTGTCGGGGGTCAGCCCAGCCTTGGCGAGGTTGGCGCGGTAGATCGCCGCGTAGTTCTCGGCGGGCACGATGAGGGCCTGGAGTCCCGTGGCCGCGATTCCTGCCGCTGTCCATGCGGCGATGGCGTCCGCCTCGGCACAGGTGGGGTTGGCCTTGATGTAGTCCACACTCGCAGACTTCCCGGCGAACCGCTCCTGCCGAAGAAGCTGGTCCACGCTGGAGAATTCCCCGATGGAGTCAAGCCCCTGGAGGGACGCCACGACCGGCGCCTTCTCCGCATAATTGGCCGCTTGGAGTTTGGCGATGGAAGCGGCGCACTGGTCCACCAGGTTCTTGGCCTGGATTAGCGCGGCCTCCTTTCCGTTGAGAAGGGCGAGGGTTTGAAGGGTGTCGGCCATAGGAGGCTCCTTATGCGATGACGGTGACTTCGTCCACGTAGACGCCGTTGGTGAAACTTCCCGCGACATGCGAATCGTTCACGGTCATGGCGAAGCGGATGGAGAACTGACCACCGGCGCTCACGTAGCTGGTGATGTCCACGCTACGGGCCGTCCAGGCGAGGGCGACGTTGGCGTTGCTGTAGGTGTGCGTAGCCAACAGGGTTTCGGTGCCTGTGGACTGGTTCAGGATGTAAACTTGAATAGTGCAAACATCGCTGCCGGAATTAGTCCCGTTGCCGTAGTAGCCGGTTTTGTAGGCGAGGCTGACGGTCTGCCCTGGGAACGGCTGCGGCATTGAAAACGACTGCGTTAGGTTCCCGGCCTTCGTGTAGCCGAAACCGCCAACGAAATACTGGGCCGCGCTCCCTGTTCCAGGCGTCGCCGAGGCCGCCTGGTAGGTAGGGGGGGTTGCGCCACTGGCACTCCACCCGTTGAGGTCGGTATAGAAATATCCGTTGATGATCCGGTTCACTGGCTGAATCCGGCTGTTCACCGTCGCCACCTTGTGGCCGCCGAAGTTCGCAGATCCACCCAACTCCATCATGCAGGTCGAATCCGTGTCCCCGCCGATGTAGGTTGTGGTGAACGTGTTCGCGCTGATCCTGAAACCGATGGGCGCCGCGCTGGCCGTGCCCGGCGTGTATCCGCTCGCGTCCGAGCCGCTCCGCAGGTCCAGCGAGTAGAGCAACGGCACCCGCGCCACCAGGGCCTGGAGCGTGCCGTCCACAATCATGGAGGCGTCGGCCATGCGGCGCATGTAGAGACTGTCGAACTGTGCATTGCGCGCATCGCCGGATGTATTCTGCGCCCCCACAAGCGCCCTAATAAAACAGTCTCCAGAAGTAATGACTCCTTGAACCGTTTGTTTTTTATAGACGGTAGACGCGGAACCAGACAAGTCCCCGTCACTTGCCCGACTCCCTGAGTAGAACCCAGTTACCCAGTTACCAGACGCATCAAAAACATCAATTGCTATTTGCCTTACTGCTGGAGAATCGCACGCCGTCATGGCCTCGAAATAAATGGCATCGCCTTGCGACACGGGGATCATCGGGGAAACATACAGCCAATTCCAGCCCGTTCCTGTCGTGGTGACCCGTCGTGTTCTTGTGCCGGAATACGCATAGCCAGTCACCACACCCGCGCCTTCGATTGAATTCGGAGGCATCCCTGTTAGGTCCATCTCTGAGTTGCCATTCGGGATCAGATTGTCGAAGTTCGTGACCGTCAACTGGTTCGCTAACAACTTCCCAAATAGCCCCGTTGCAGCCACCAGAACGTCCGTCCACGCCGTGCCTGCCGCGTTGACCTGCACCGTTCGAGCGTCCGTGGTGATCGCGTAGTAGCCTGCGGGGTAGTTCACGTCCGGCAGCGCGGGCTTCGACGCATAGGCCCACGCGACCTGGTGCGGCTGGGATGCGAGTTGCGCGGCGTTTGCCTTGTTCGTGGCATCCGTCGCCGCCGTGGTGATCGCGTTCTGCGCCGTGCCCACCGCAATGGCGTTCCGCAGATCGGCGGCGGCATTCTTCACGGCGGCCCACTTCGGGTTCCAGAGGGCCACGCGATTCCCGGTGCCGAGCGATGTGGTGCCGCTGAGGGAGTTCCAGGCCGTGGGGCTGGTGAGTGTGGACAGGTAGGACAGCAGCGCGGAATAGGCCGCGTCATAGGTCGCATGGCTCACGCCGTATGCGTTGGCCTTCGCCACGAGGTCCGCGTTCTCGCCCGTGACCGCGTTGTAGTCCAGGATGATCTGCGGCTTCTCGCCCGTGGTGAGGGTGTCGGGATCATTGATGGTGTTGACGCCGGACTGGGCGGCAGCGGCAGCGGAAGCAGCAGCCGCAGCATCCGTCGACGTGGCGGTCGGAGTAGCGACCGTCGCCGTCCCCGTGACCCATGGCGAGGCCCCCAGCGGGTAGACCGCACGTACCCGCACCCGCCACGACCCCGGCGTGATGGGATCCAGCGTGGCAGACGTGGCGTTCACCTTCATGGGCTGCCACTCACCGTAATCCTGCGAGGCGTCTGCCGCGTAGAGCGCCGTTGCGTCCCCGGTCCAGGTTGCCTTGAGACTCTGGACGAGCTTGTCCTTCTCGATCCGGACCACATCCCCCAGTGTGAGAGCCGAGGGAACCGTGAGGGCCGAATCCGGCGTGGCAGGGCCTGGCGTGACCGTCACCCCATCGACCAGCGCGTACTTCCCGGGCGTGTGCTGAAGGGCTGAGACCTCCCAGTAGATCCCCTCGCCCTTCTTGATGCTGATCACGCGGTAGAGGGTCATATTCAGCGCCCACTGGTTCATGGGTGGCGGCGCTACGGTGAAGGCCGGGGAGACGGTTAGGCTGCTCACAGTTCCAGCAGCGGTGGTCACGGTGGAGGTTTCCACGGTGCCGTCAGCCTGCCGGATAGACAGGGTGTTGGTTCCCGCAGGGAGAGTGCACGGACCGTCCAGCGGGATGACCGTGGTGGTGGCCCCCGCCAGGATGCGGCCTCCCAGCCGCCCATCCCCGGCGCGGAACTGGTCCTGAATGCCGATGATCGACCCGGGCCGGACAGTGGACCCCTCGAGGCCGGAGGAGAACGTCGTGACCTCGGTGTCCATCGTTTCCGTGAGCAGCGTCCAGAGGCCCAGCCGCCGGGCCTGGGCCTGCGAGGTGGCCCCCAGCGCAGCTACCTGGGTCGGGTTGTAGCCGTAGCGGGCGATGGCGGATTGGTCCTCCACATACTCAACGGAGGTCTGGTAGCCGTTCTGCGGGTCCTGCCAGGACACCAGCGCCGCCGTGTGGCGGGACTTCCGGGCAGACCCCTGATAGGTGAACCGGCCATCCTTCACGTTCGAGTTCGTGAAGATCGCCTCAACCGGGCCGTCCACATCCTGCACCGCAGTGACGAGGCCGCCGGCCCAGTAGATCATCCCCCGGAAGATCGAGGCCATGTCCTGGAGGAGTTTGATCGCCTCCTCTTGGTTCTGGAGGTAAAGGCTGCACCGGAATCGGGGCTCCGTGCCGCCCTTGCCATCGGACACCAGCACGTCGCAGGCTTGGGCGATGGTGTAGAGGGCCCACTTGTCCAGTTTCGATGCCGCCAGCACCGTGCCCGCACCGTAGCGTGTGTGCGAGGCCATGTCATACCAGATCCAGGCCGGGTTATCCGTCCAGGCGCTTTTAAACGTCCCATCCCAGATGCCGGTATAGGCTCGCGTCGTTGGGTTGTAGTTCGAGGGGACGCAATCCAGGATGCGCCCGTAGAAGTCGCCCGTGAGCTTGGGGATCTGCTGGAACTGTTTCGCGTCCACCTTGAGCGCCATGACCGCGCTGTAGGGGTACCGCAGCTTCGCATCCGTGATCTCGGTGTAGGCATCCCACCATGTCTCGTCTTGGGTGTAGTCCGGGGCGCCGCTTGTGTGGTCGGGTGTGAGCCGGCTGACACGAATGGACCACGGCCCCGCGGCGGGCGTCTCGATTCGATAGGAGCGCGTGTATTTGGACCCGAATTTGCCAATGATGATGCCAGAGCCTTCTAGCGTCTCCGTGGCCCATGCCCCCCCATTCCAGGAGGGAGATTGCTTTTCGACCTTAACGCGGACCCCAGCTCCGCTTTCCGCTCCGCTCGTGGCGTTGATCACCTTGAGGGATGGGATGGCGATCCGCACCCGGACTGCGCTGATCCCAGTCGTGCTGATGGTTCGCGTTACGGCACCGCTGGCGATGGAGACCTTCACGTTCACGGACGTTTCGGACTCCGCATCCGTGAACCCGGGGATCATGGCCTGGGTGTTGGTCCCCGCCACGAGGGCCAGGGCAACGCCCTTGAAATTTGGGTTCCCGACCGCATCCATGATTGGCGTGTCGTCGAGTTGAACCGACTTCAGGCCATTCACGAGGCCCAGGATTGGCCCCTCACTGATCACCTGGAGGATGGTCCCGAACTCGCGGGCGTTGGGGTCCGTGACGAGGCCCACGCTGGCCCCACCGCCACGCGAGCCGCCTCCCCTGCCGTTCAGATCGCCGCTGTCCCATGCCGCCTGTACCACTGTTGCTCCTACGCAGGCGCGATGGCCGCGCTCCAGGGGATCGAGTCCCCATTCCCGCTCCAGGTCCCGGCGTCATCGAAAGCCGCGCCCCCGAAGCCCTTGGACTGGTAACCCTCGGACACT